CCAGCTGATTGTGTAAACTATGATTATCGACTTTAGCATCCTCACGGATGCAATAAACTCAATAACACAGTTTTTCATTGCAGCTGGGGACACGGTGAAAACCGTTGTCCTTAGTATTGGGGAAGCTATAAAGGGTTTGACCCTTTAAGTAGCTTCGAATCGCGTACGTAACGGAGAAGGAATTACCTATGAAAGATAGGCGATCCAGAGTTAAGAGTAAGCCGGATACGCGGAAACAAACGCGTGTCCATCTCCCAGCCGATTACGGCTGGAAAGCTCTTGGCGCTTTAGCCAAGGACCTACAACACCTCCTTACTGACAGCGAAAATTCCAAATTGCATGCTGTAATCCGTTCTCGCGATTACGAAGCATATTTGGGACTGTCCGAGGAGTGGGGGCCACAGAGTACTTCCCTCACGGGTAAGTCGGTAGCGCAAATGCGCGCTGTTTACCAGGTTGTGTCGCTTCTCAAGAAGTTCCGGTTTCCTTCAGATAACGCTAAGCGGATTGATGCTGCTACTAAGAAGTTTTTAGCAGCTGAAGCCGCTTGCGCAACATATAATCGAGTAGATTATATGAAGCTTGCGATGACTGAGGACGACCGAATGTGCAACGTATTCACATACGCGCGCATATTCCTTGAGAGGTTGTTGGGCCACTCCGTGCCTGACGAAGACGAACTGACGCTTTGGTCACGTCATGGACCGGGTGCAAACCTTGACACTAAGGACGGCCGTACATCATTGTACTTTAAGTACGCTGACTGGCCTTACTCGTGTACCAAGGCTGCGCTCCGGGAGGCACGTGTTGCTATCGAGAACGACGAACGGTGGCTAGGAGCTTTGGAAGACGATTACAGGTTTAGGTATAATATACCTAAGCACGTAATTATCGACCGTGAGCTTTTCTGGTCTACCGTGTTACACGTCGTTCCGGGCAACCGTATCGCTTTCGTACCCAAGAACAGTCAAACCGACCGTTCTATCGCGATCGAACCAGCTATGAACTTGTACCTTCAATTGGGTATAGACGGTTATATTCGCCGACGCTTATTGCGTTGGGGAGTAGACCTGAATTCCCAGGAGAAGAACAGGGAGCTGGCTCGGTTAGGGTCCCTTAATTGGGAAAGTCCAGACAATTTTGTTACACTGGACTTGGCCGCAGCCTCTGATAGTATATCTACCAGCGTCTGCAAGTTACTGCTCCCTAAGTTATGGTATAACCACC